GAACATCTGCGTCGGTTGAGTTCCAATTAGCACCGTTAAAAAAATCAGCGTTTGGTGATACAGCAGATTGTGCGTTTCCACTTTCTAAATCTTTAGCCGTTTTACTATCTTGTGGTATTGTATCTGAAACTCCACAATCACAAAGTTGACATTCAGGATAACTAATATTTGGTAACGATATTTTTACAAAAGGATTTTTTAACGAATCAAATATATCACCAAATGAAGGTGGTCGGGTACATTGTCCAACATTAACATAAGGGATTTTATTAATGGCACTACATATAATGTATACCAACTCACCTATTATTTTATATACAAACGTAATTAACACTTGAAATATTGGCCAAATAAAGGCTAAAATGTGTACAACAGGTAATAACGCTAATATTGTAAAATAGTTAATTGGTAATAATATATTTACTAAAAAAACTAAAAAATCAAAGCTTTGTACACCATCTGTTGCAGGAAACTTATTGTTTTCACTTGCACATGAACTATCAGTAATTTCTTTAATACCAATAAATTTTGACCTGTTAAAACCTTTTTTATATTCATCGTAATGTTGAGCAACAGTATAAACTTTATTATACTGCATTTCATAAAAAGTATCTTTACAAGCAATCGCATCCGCTTGATTAGTATAACCACTCCAATCTGTCCCAAAATAATAAGAACCTATAAACTTCTTATAGTTTATATCATTCGTATCAACAATGTACGCAGGGTCTTCATCTGAATTTACCCAACCATATTCTTTAATGTTTGGAACCAAGAAATATGCTCTTCTAATTTCTTGTGATTCAAAATTTGTTGGTTGTGTGTATTTAACTTTGAATCGGTATTTACCTTTTGTTGGAATACCTATTTTTGGGTCTTGACTAAAAATTTGTTCTCCAAACTCATTAGTTGTTACGTAATCCAAATTCATTGGAACATCTATAACCCAAGTACCATCACCATCAATAACTTTACCACCTTGTGGTAATGTACCTTGTTCTAATATTGGTCTTCCTTGGGTATCTTGGAATATAGTTTGTCTAACACTAATAATCTCACCAGGTCCAACAGATAAATTACAAAGATTACCCATGTCTCTTGGTGGTTTACAATTTTTCTCAATCGACTCATCATCAATACCTGTAACCAAAGCACCCATGAACACTGATGTAGGTTGGATATTAATACCCACACCTCTTAAATCAAAATCATTACGAGCAATGTTTATTTGACATATTTCAGGTTGACCCCAAAATGGATTAACATCCACACTTTGATTAATATTAACAATCTGTGGTAATGAATATAAATCACTTGATGACTTAAAATTAACACCGTCCAATTGGTCGGCGTTGGCTCTACCCATACGAATCAAATCTTGTGGTGATTGTGAGAAAGGACCTATGTCAGATAAGTCACAATCCATAACTAAAGTGTGGGTTCCAACAGGAACACCCATAATCATATAGTCACCACTACCATTTGTTTTTACACTAAATTTGTAATACTTGTCATAAACCTCAATGACTGCCGGATTTGTTAACACATCATTTCTTGTTGGAAAGGTTCCCGTAGGAACGTGTCCACTATGTTGTTGGCTGTAAGGTAACAAATTATATCTATACCCATCTTCATTTACATCACTAAATGATGTGTATGGATAAAGTGTCTCAATAATTTCATTTTGAGCATCTTCCTCAGTTAAGGGAACAAATACTGAGACTCTAACATTTGGAACACCATAACCACCGTTAGCAACAACACGACCAACCACAATACCGTAATCAGCACACATTCTTGTGTAAACGTCTTCTGACCTTACCTTTAATGAAAGTATTTCAAGTTGTTCGAAATCTTGGTCTAATTGGACGTTAATTTCTCTGTCAACCCCGACCTGTGTTTTTAATCTAATTGTTTCAGGCATCCTGTTCTTTTAATTGATAAATAGTTTATGCACTATTTTCTATAAAAATAAGAAAGGATATGATAAAATAAATCATCAACTAAATGTAGTTGTCTGATAATTCTTAACTCTTACCACAATATCTTTAGATGGGAATCTAATTTGGTATATCTGACTTGGTTCTGCAAATATGGTATTATCAGTTAAAGAAATTTTCTTTGTCGCTTCATCTGAATAAGGCATCGATGTTTGAGCCGAGCTATATTGTCCACCAACTTTACCAAAAATTGAAATGTCCGTCAAACTGACAACGCCATTTTCAGCTTGGATAATTCTACTTAGTTCTGAAAGAAGAATATTTTCACCTAATCCTCTAACCGCAGGACTAAAGAATGTTGTTACCCTATCGATAACATTAGATATAACAACACCTGAGTTTTGTGTTGAATCTAATACAACTGAAACTTCAACACCTAAATCAATTGACTCAGCACTACCGATAGTTACGTAGTCATTAATCATTCTATAATTTGAAAGGTAATCAGCTAAATTTTGTTTTAATGTTTGTGAAACATCTGATGTTAAATTACCACTAGCATCATATGATAAGACCTGTACATTAATCTTATTGTTATTTTCAGTAATAGATACTTTAGCAGGTGCACCAAACTCACCAGGCATGTTTCTTATAATTGCTTCATAGTCATGAATGGTAACCGCTCTGTTTTGTGCTGCAAAGTTAAATGTCACATAGTTTCTAACTTCTTCAGTAGATGGATAACCAGCCCCACCAATAGCTGCGGTTACATTATTACAAGTTAATGAATTAATTACTTGGTTGTTAAGAATATCTGATGGACCAACAACTGAAAAATCAACAGCTCCGATTTGTGTAATTGTATTTACACCCAAGTTTGTCGCCAAACCACCACCAATTCTATATTGAATAAAGATTGTAGTATTTGCTTGTGGTGTATTACCCAAAGACATCGAATTATTTTGGTATCTTTGAATTTTTAATGGAACATCCAAAGTTGTGAACTGTCTTAATTGGTCTTCAGCGGTATTTGTTCCCCCACCAAAAGTAAGTTTTATAAACCCTTCAGGTGTGTATTCTGTAATAAATCTATCTTGTGTTTGAATGTATGTTCCAACTTTAATTGCCGGGTCATCAGATGGTTTTGATGGGTCCGCGATAAACACTCTATCTTCAGCCAAGGCTGGTACTTCATACCATCTACCATTTGGACTTAGGAATTCTTGAGCGGTTGGTACGTTTGAATAAGCGGTACCTTCTCTCTGAATAATAGATGTTACACCTAATACGTTTTTTTCAGGTAAGAAAAATTCAAAGAAAGGTCTTACATCGTTTGGAGTTATCACTCTTTTGAATACCTTTGTAATTCCGTTTACAATCGTTTCTCTTTTTGTAATCGTATAGTTAACCAAGTTTCCGTTTTGGTCAAAGTTTGGAATTTTTAATCTGTTTGGAAATCCGTCTTGGTTAAATGGTGATGCAAAATTTACATCATATAATGTTTCAAATACTTGACCAGCACCATTAACTTGACTACCACGTCTTAGAATACCCAAATATCTTTCATCTTCTTTATCACCAAAAGCAGGAACAGTAATTGAAAAATCAATTAAGGCTACGGATGGTCTTTGACCAGGAATTTTTAATCCATAAGTTCTTGCAATGTTATAAATTGATGAACGTTGTTGTGCATATTGAAGAACTGTTTCTTGAATACTTCTATCAATATGGTAATGTAAGTTGTCGGCAACCGCTGCGTTCAAATCCAAAAATACTGAGAACACGGAAGCGTCATTAAAGTTATCAATTAATTCTGGATAATACGTTCTCGTATAATTGATAAGTTCCTGACGAATTGCTTGGAAATCTCTTACCGTGTATGAAATTTTTCTTTGAGCCATTTATGTTAAATATTGATAATAACAAAATCTTTTGAATTGAAAACATCATTACTAATAGAATAATCAATTCTTACTTTTGCGGTGTATTCAGATACGTTCTGATTTGGTATGGTTAATTCGGGATTTATTACATTTCCCGTTGTTGTAACTGTTTCACCCGCAGCTTCAGTATCAGGTGCGGTAATTGAAATATTTGTTAATTGTAATTGTGGCATGTACTTCTCAACAGAATCTCTTATTTCAGATTCAATGTTTCTAAATGTTGGTCCGTCCAATGGTTCAAAGATGTATTCATAGAGTCTTGTACCAAAATCTGGTAAATAATATCTTGAACCTTTTCTTGTTAATAATAAATGAATTAGATTACTTCTGATTTCTTCAGCAGCAAAATCCGTTAAGTCCAAATACTTTCCATCAAAAGAATCTACAAAGGGGAAACTTAAACCGTATGTTTTACCATTAGCCATTGTCTATAAATATAGTTGTGTTTCCTTTTTTGTGAATTGGTTGGTAAGGACAATCACAACCCATGATTCTCAACAATTTTTTTACATAACATTAAAAAATATTCTTTAGAAAATTTATTTTTCATAATATTAATATCCTTATGTACCCAAACAACATTATCTTCAATATACCCTTTATTAGAATCTATACGGTCTATTGATGCTGTCATACTATTGTTTCTTGTATTTAAATTGATTGGTAATTGAGTATAAAAACATTTACCATTTTGTTTTTCATATAAACCCCAAGCATATTCTTTAGTAATTAAAAATTCAAAACCTCTTTTTTTTGCGCCCCATTCAATGTGTGAAAATTTGGATTGAGCTAATTTACCAACTCCTTTATATAATTTTGAGTTTTCAAATTTATTACCACATCCACAGGATTTTGTATCTCCACGTGTCAACTCAGTTGACATCACTATTTTTTCATTACCACATTCACATTTACATAACCAAAAAGTTCCTCTTCTTTTAGTTGGGGTATGTTCATGTTTTTCGACTATTTTTATAGCCGTTAATCTACCAAATGTTTTACCAGATAAGTTTTTAGTATTAGGGTGCATAATTTAATTGTTATGGTTTTTATATATTCACTTATAAATATACACCATAACATAAAAGTTATTCTTTTTGTTTATTTAAAATTGTATTTCCTTTTTGAAAAGGGGGTTGGTAAGCACAATGTCTACAAAAATTACCACAACAATATCCTCGTTTTATATGAAATACTTCAGTAAAAACATATTTACCGTCTTCAATATAAAAAGAAGAAGGGGAAAGTTGTTCACTTTCCCCCTCATTAGATGTTTTTATATCTTTCTTATTTAATTTCACATCCTAAAGCACCACAAGCAATTTCACCACTCAAATCTGTGTTGTCTTGTAATTCAACAACCTTTGATAAGTCAATTGACTGTAATTTAGAGAATAATCTTTCGTACTCTTCTTCAGTACAATCCTCAAATGGTGCTTGAATATAACTTCCACCATCATAAGGTAATACTGATAGACCATTGTAAAAGTCTCTGTTTTCCCACATCCATTCACCAGCCAATTCCCAATCTTCAGATTTCAAACTGATTGTTGCTGATACGTTGTGAGTGTTAGAACCTGTTCTGTGACCTGGTCTAACCCACTCTTGTGTGATTTTCTTAACACGGTCCAACAATTGGAATGGTGATTCTGTTCTCAAGATTGCTCCCACAGGTGCTTTTTGTGGAACAGAAATAACCGCTGTGTCGTGTGGACGGAAGAATTCATCTTCAACCAACTCAGGGTGATACATTGCCAAGTATTGGTAAATCGCTTCATTCTTACCTACACGGACTCTACGAATATAAAAGTCATTATGCCATGCGTGAATACCTGAAGATGTTCCCAATGTCAGAGATGTAGTCCCTGCAGGTTTTACGGTAGTTGTACGAGCCGACTTGTTAACACCAATCAACTCAGCAACTCTT